CTTCAGTGCTTAATTGTCCTAATGCCGGCATCATCTAACCTGATTCACTGCCAATTCGTAGGCTTCCATGTCCTCTTCAAATCGTGGTTGACTGTTGGGAATAGTGGCACCAGGATTCAGCAAATACTTGCCCGGCAATTCACCCACATCTTCCAGACTAGGTTTCGGGCCCTTTGCCATAACAACAAAACCGACTTCCAACCATTGAACCATTTCCCGACACAGTGTTTTCATTCGGTGTTGGTCAAGAGTTCCTTCCTGCGGGGGAAGGCCATTGTACTTCGTACCCCGAACTGGCCTCTCATCTTGTTCAAGGCCTCGCTTTAGCCGGTTCAAAATCTTCTCATTGTTGTGGAGCGGATCGATGATCTTGTAGGTCTGCTTCCCTGGGTTCACATGCAATTCCATTCCAGGAATCTCGGGCAAAATACCCAAATGTCTTGACTGGTCGGGTGGAATCACTTGCTCGCCATCGGGGGCGTCCTTGTTGACCACGGTCATCCGTGATGCCGTAATTCGGCTCCGGAGCCTGCAGCCAGGGATGCCTTGCACGATCAAATCACAACTCCTCGGATGGTCTACTTTTACGCCAAAAGGGGGTAAACTAGAACTCATTGTCGTTCTCCTGTTCTTCGGTATTGTTCTTCACAGTTTAATTTCGCCTCGGGGTTGGTCGAAGAACGAAAAACCAATCCCCGAGGCGTTGCAACAGGGACTACTAGCTAGGTGCGTTGGTAACGACCGCGCAACATGCCCCACGCTCCATCTGGCCGCCGTAGCGGGTCTGAGCCACGATCGCAAGCTCGTTCCCAAGGATCAAAGTTTGACCCTCGGTCGAAGTCCGGATCGTAAGGCCCTTCCGGCGATACATTCTGTACCGAGCCAGGATCGCGTAAAAGAGCTGTGCATTGGACAAGCTCTCATTGATTTTGTAAGGACGGCCCATGATTGTGTAGCCGTCGTAGTTCGGACCCTGCTCGCTCATTGAGAAGAGTCGCCGGGCATCAGCAGTCCCCACGTTAAGGGCCATAACCCGCTGGTAGCTAGTCTCAGTTCCGCAGAAAACCGCGGAAGCCTTGACGTTCGGACGGTGTTCGGCCTTGGACACTCCAAATCTCAGCGATTCGTAGTTGCCGATGGAAGTCGATCCACCGAAAGAAACGGTTCCGGCACCGGTCTTGTTGATGACACCTTCCGGCTGGGTTGTTCCATTCCCAACGGCAACCGCATCGTCGAGGTCTTCCAACAGCCTCTCACCATACTGGGCAGTGATATGGCGGCCAAAATCGATCGGCGTGTCGGACAGGAAGTCCAGTCCGACCTTAACCGCACCCTGCCAACGAAAGACCGTGGTGTCAAAAGCCGACACATAGGATGCCGTATTGAACAGAGAAATCGCCGTGTTATCCACTCCGCCCCAAGAGCTAGAGACAGTGCCAGTTGAAACGGCCTCGACTCGCCGTCCGCGAGCCAAAGGCACTGTATTGACGAGCGGGTACAACTCACCATAGAGCAGCGGGGTTGTGATAACCATGTCGTCGAACACGATCGGTGCAGCTTCCAAGCCACCGCTGACCGAATCGTCGATCAGGGCCTTCATTCCGTTGCGATGATAGCCCTTCCGAGTGCGGAGCTTGTTGTCCTCCGAATCGTCCCAATCACCCTTCTCAACAAGATGGTGGAGCAAACACTTGTCGTGTTCCGGCAGAACTTCCCAAGCCCGCTGAGCGGTCCCCGCAATCTTCGGGCAAGCCGCAGCGATCTGGAACTTGGCCCAGGCACCGGCCAAAGCAGCTTCCGCATCGCTAGGCTCGCTCAAGGCTCGTCCAAACTCTTTGACCCGCTGTCCGGCCAGAGGGTGTGGTTTCCCGCCCTTGGTCGTAATCGGATAAGCCATGGCCTTGCCAGGAGTGTGGTCGTACATCTCGACCGCTTCCTTGACTCGAAATTTGACATCCTTGGTGCCGGGCTCATCCGGGGTTCCGCCCGAATCGGCGACGATCCGGGAAATGTCAACCTCCTTGGTCGTCTTCGGCATCTCACTCTTGGTTCCATCCTCGGCCTTAGTTTCATCAGCACCCTCCTTGGGCTTTTCCCGCGGTTGCTCAACCATCTTGGCAAGCAACTTGTTGGTCTGACTGATCCCATCGGCAAGGCTGTTGAACCGCTTTGCGATCTCACCAACCTCGGTATCATCCACTTCCTTGGCCAACTCGAAATACTCTTCAGGTGTCAAGGACTTGTCGACCAAGGCCTTGCTCGCTGCTTTTTCAAACTCAGCATCATCGGCATCGGAATCAACTCCCATGTTCTCGACAAGCCAGTTTTTCAGTGCTTCGGTCAGGTTCATTTTGAACTCCTGTGTTTTGACCCAAAGCTGGTTGACTGCTCCGATCACATTGCCAGGGCATGTCACACTAGTCCGCGAAAAACGCGGAGTTGTTTCACTTCTTTTGCTCGCTGCAAGGATCTCTCAAAGACCTCAAGCAACTCTTTCATTTGTTTTCGTTGTGTTGCAGACGCCCTGGCCACAAACAATGTCATCGCGGATTGCGGGGTCAACTGCGGTTCCTGTGTCTCAGGTTTGGTTCTCTTGGGCAAAAGCACTCTGGCCGGTTCGATCTCCACAGGTTTAGCTTCTGTTCCCAATTCAGGTTTCCCATCCTTCATTTCCCAAGCAACCCGATAATAAACTTGACCGTCTTCTGTATTCATTTCTTTCTGCACAAGCACATAATCGGAAAAGGTGGCCTCAATCGAACACCACTCATCTTTACCCGGGGCCAAAAGAGTTCGCACTTGCGGGGCCAATTGATCCCGAATCCATTCGAATGAGTTGGCAATAGCCTCATAGTATTTCTCACCATCTGCTTTTCCAGACCCATCTGCTTGACCATTGCCAGGTCCCTCTCCTTGCCCATGCGGGCCAGTACCATCTGGAACGTGGCCGCCGGGGCCAGTTTCCGCTTTGCCACCTTCGCTGTCAATCTTTGGCATCACATACCCACACTCTTGGCACTTACCATCCTTGATGTTGGTCGACCCGCACTTCGGGCACTTTACTTTCTTGTTGGGGGCTTCCGCTTTTTCTCCCCCACCTTCAGCTCTTTTGTCCTCGGCAAACTCATTGGTTTCTTTTGGTGTGCCGGCTCCGTTGTCTTGCTCTGTTCTTTCATATTTCTCCTCCTCAACTCCGGCTATCAAACCGGCGTCTTTGGCTTGTTTGAGTTCGTCGAATGAATTGCATTTGATTTCACGGAAGGTTACTGGCACCATTACTGGTTGCTTCTCCCGCAGTTGCTTGCCGTAGGCCTTAAACACCGGACTGGTCAGCTTCCCTCCCTCGACCAGCGACAACAACACCTCTTCAGTCGTGGCATCGATGTTGGCCGGTACGGACACCAACGACTCTTCCATAATCTCGTATTCCCGAATGTCAAAACCATTGGGTTTCTTTGAATCACCCTTGATTTCCTCAAAGTCAATGGCCCTGAACCCGTGGGAAAAGCGACCCATACCGTTGTCGACCATCACTGCCGAATCGTGGCTCAACTCATTGATGTCTACGATGCAAGAAATCATCTTCAACCACTCATCTGTTTGGTCAGCGATTGCGATCGCTTTGCCGATAGGCATCGTGTGCAGGTGTTGGAAAAGCAATAGCATCTTCGGATCTGGCTTGGCCCCGATCGAGTGCAGTACATCTCCATCCCGGTCCTCGGTAGAGGTAGACAACGTGTGCTTAAACACCATCAAAGTATTCTTAGGCAACTCGATGTCATGGTCTTTCCGAATCTTGTCGACATCCTTTTCCTCAATGGTCATCTGCGGATTGGAATATACCAAAGTCCGACCCGCCTTCTGGAGCAGATCGTCAAAGCTGGTCTTCCGATTCGCGGCGAATTTGTAGCAATTGTCGATACCGATTCGTTCGGCCAGCGTTCTCGCGTAGACGTCGGCTGTCAAAATGCCATAACCAAACTCTGTCTGCTTCTGACTCCGGGAGCGGACGGCTGCGAGCAGTCGGTCATTGATGTTCATTGCTTTTCCTCGAAATTGCGAATAGCAAATAGCGACAGCCTGTTCCCGATTTTTCCCTTCCTTGAGTACAACTGGCACACATCGCGAAACGTAATCATCTTCCTTCTCACCGGGTATCGGTTTGGGCAACGGCATCTCATCCCTTTGCACGACGACAGCAAGTGGCGTCAACTACCCTGACCTGACGACAGGCCTTTTCGTCGGTTTTTGGCACCCGGTTCAACCAGGTGATGACAGATCCGACATCGCCCTGATCACTGCCCTTCGGCACTTTCTTCCGAGCAAGTCCGACATCCCGCTTCAACTCCAACCGCTTCAGAGTATTCCAGGTATGTTGTTTTATCTGCAACACCCGCTCAAGCGGCGATTTCTTGATGAAACGGATAAGGTTATCCATGTGGTGTTTTGGCAATGCATACTCAAGCGGCATTTGCGACTCCTCGTTCAAAACAATTGTGTGGCCATCCAACATGGCAGCGTCCGGGCCTTCGTACTTTTGACGGGCCTGATACCGCTGCCATGCTTGGATAAGATTGCTCATGCAATGTTATGCACCACTCTGGCTGGGACTGGACTGACTCGATTGGCTCGACCAGGACGAACTC